AGAATAACAGTAAGAGGAGATACAGACCAAACAATAGAATGGGCTAGTAATATAACATTCACACAAATTAAAACAGGGGTAGCACTTTAAAAATAAAGATATGGCAAACAAAACAGAAACAGCAACTTTTAATGTTAAATCAAATATTGGTGATGTAACTAAAGACGCATCTAATGCAGCTGCAGAATTTAAAGTTATGGGAGTATCTTTGAATGGTGTAAAAGCAGGTTTAGTATCTGTTGGAACAACTGCTAAAGCAATGTTTGGTTCAATTAAGGCAGGTTTAATATCAACAGGAATAGGAGCATTTGTAGTTTTAATAGGTTCATTAGTAACTTGGTTTACTAAAACAAAAGTAGGTGCTGAAGCATTATCAAGAGCATTTGCAGGTATAGGTGCAGCAGTTGCTGTATTAACTGATAGAATAAGTGCTATTGGTGGTGCAATAGTTAAAGTATTTTCAGGAGATTTTCAGGGTGCAGTTGAAGATGTTAAAGGTGCTATGGTTGGAATTGGTGATGAAATAGCAAGAGAATTAGAATTAGCAATAGAATTAGAAAGAAAATTTCAACAAATAGCAGATTCTGAAAGAGAATTAAATGTAGAAAGAGCCAATGCAAATAAGATTATAGCAAAAGCAAGATTAGATGCTGAAGATGAAACTAAAAGTCTTGAAGATAGAATGGCTGCTTTACAAGTTGCAAATGAAGCTGAATTAGAAATTACTGCTAAAGCATTAGATTTACAAAAAGAAAAATTAGAAACTAAACGTCAAGAAGTAGAGATGGGTGAGTCTTTAGCTGAAGATTTAGATGCTTTAAATGCTGAACAAACCAAGTTTATTAATATGCAGACTGCTAGTTTTATGACACAAAAAAGATTAGCAACAGCATTAGAAACATTAAGAGTTGAAGCAAGAGCAAAAGAAAAAGCTAGAGAAGATGCAAGATTAAAAAGATTAAAAGAAATAGCAGATGCTGATATAAAGTTACATAATCAAACTATTGCAATTAAACAACAATTCTATTATGATTCATTAGACTCTGAAGAAAAAAGAGAAAGAGCAAAACTTCATACAATAAAAGAAAGAGCAATTAGAGATGTTAATTTATCTAAAGCAAGTCGTAAAAAGAAAAGTGAAGCTATTTTAGCACTTGAAGAAAAGTTTGAAGTAGATGCACAAGCTATTAAAGATAAGTACAAAAAAATATCTGAGGATAAAGAAAAAGATGAAGCAAATAAATTATTAGATATACAGAATGAAAATAGATTATCTTACATTGAAGATTTAAACACATTAGCAGCAGAAGAATTAGAAATTCAAAGAAAAAAAGAATTAGCTAGTGTTGAAAATATGGATAATGCTACTGAAATGAAATTAGCTATTAATGAAAAATACCAAAATAAATTACTTGAAATTACACAAAAAAGAGTAGATGAAGAAAAAGCATTAGATAAATCAGTTGCAAATGCTAAACTAGGTATTGCAGGACAGACATTTGGATTAATTGCAGAAATTGCAGGTGAAGGAACAGAGGTTGCTAAGGCAGCAGCAGTAGCACAAGCAACAATATCAGGAGTTCAGGGTGTACAAAATGCCTTTACAACAGCATCAGCATCTCCAATTACATCAGTATTTCCAGCTTATCCATTTGTTCAAGCAGGATTAGCAGGAGCATTTAGTGCATTACAAATAGGCAAGATAATGAGTGGTACACCTGCAGATACAAGTACAAGTGGAACTGATACTACTGCAAATATAGAAGCACAAACTCCTGCACCTCAAATGATGTCAGGAGCATTTGAATTAGGGGGTGGAATGACACCTGAACCTACTCGTGCTTATGTACTTACAGATGAAATGACTAATAGTCAAAACCAATTAGCTAATATAAGACGTAGAGCTACAATTTGAAAATCAAATAAATTAATTTAAAATCTATTATATAATATGCCTTGCGAAAAATGTGATAACGGAAAATACAAATGGGGAAAGACAGGAAGCTGTACTTATGATTCAGTAGCTGAATGTGAAGAAGCCAATAAAGACTACTACGAAGATATGAAAACAACTAAGATAGTAGAATTAATAATACAAGACGACAATCAAGAATTAGCTATTGATGCTATAAGCTTGGTTACAAGTCCTGCAATAGAACAAGACTTTGTATTCTTTGGAAAGGATAAAAATAACTTGACATTTGCAAAGGTAGATGAGGAGAAACGTATGTTAGTTTCACCTGCTTTAATTCCTAACAAGCAAATATTTAGACACGACCCTAATACAGATTCAGATTACTATGTTTATTTTAGTCCTGATACGGTAAGAAAAGCTAGTGAACTTTATTTAAAACATAACAACCATCATAAAGCTACATATCAACATCAAGATAGAGTTTCAGGAGTACTAACTATTGAGTCTTGGATTAAGGAAGGAGATATGGATAAGTCTAAAATGTATGGCTACGACCTTCCTAACGGTACTTGGTTTGTTAAAATGAAGATAGAGAACGAAGAACTTTGGCAAAAGATAAAAGCAGGGGAACTTAAAGGTTTAAGTATAGAAGGTTATTTTACAGATAAATTTGAATCTATGCAAAAACAAAAACCTACAGACCAAGAAATACTAGAAGCATTGAATGAAATAATTAACGAAAATCAAATAAAGTCAAAATAAATCTATTATATTAAAAAAGAAACTATGGACATTAAAGAACAAATATTAGTAGCACTTGGTTTAAACAAAAGTGAAGAACCAATCAAATTAGAGTGGCAAGCGAAGTCAGAAGACGGAACTATTTTTGTATCAACTGCAGAAGAGTTAGAAGCAGGGGTAGATATTTCTGTACTAACTGAAGATGGAACTACAATACTTTTACCTATTGGAACTTATAAGACTGCTGAAGGAGTTAGCTTTAGAGTTGAGGAAGAAGGTGTAGTAGCAGAAGTTATGGAGTCTGAGACTGAAGAAGAAGTAGAAGCTACTGAAGAAAAAGAAGAAATGGCAGAAGAAGAAGATAAATATGCAGATGTAGGAGATTGGGAAGGTATGGAGAAAAGAATACAGAACCTAGAAGATGCAGTAGCAAGACTAAAAGAAGATAAAGATGGTGGGGATGATGAGGTTGAAGAATTAGCTGAAGAAGTTGAAGAACCATCTACTAATCCTAAGTCTATTAAAACAACTGAAGTAGTTGAATTTTCAGCAGAAGAAGAATTAGAGAAGTTAAAGTCTGAAAACGAAAAACTAAAAACTGAATTAGCTAAATCACCTGCTGATTCACCAATTAACACAAATAAATTTAGCTCTGAAAAGACAAATGTTATAAAACAAGATTTAAGCAAAATGTCAAGACGAGAAAGATTTTTATATAACTTACATAATTAATAATTAAAAAATAAATAAAAATGGCATTATCAACAACTAGCAATTATGCTGGAAAGGCAGCAGGATTTTATATCTCAGCAGCTTTAAGACAATCAAATTCTATGGAGTTTTTGACTATGATAGAAAATATCAAATTCAAGAGTAACATACAGAGAATGGCAGCATCAGCAATGGTTCAAGATGCAACGTGTAACTTTGACGAAGCAGGTTCACTTGCTTTAACAGAACAAATTCTTACACCAAAGAACCTACAAATCAATACTGACATTTGCAAGTCTACTCTTTTAGATTCTTGGGAAGCGTTACAAATGAGAGCAGGAGCAGGAGCACCACCTCCAGCATCTTTCGATGACTATGTAATTTCTTACTTAGGTGAGATTATTGCAGATGGTACAGAAACTTCTATATGGACAGGAGCTGATGCAACAGCAGGACAATTCGAAGGATTCTTAACAGCTACAACAGGAGCATTTGCAGTAGATGGAAATGTAGTAGCAGTAGCAAACGTAGGGGGAGCAGGAACAGCTTATACAGCAGTTAACATTATAGCTAATTTAGGTGCAGCAGTAGCAGCAGTTCCAACAGCAGTATATGCAAAAGAAGATTTATACTTATACGTAAGTCCTAAGTCTTGGAGATTATATATGACTGCAATATCAGCTTTAACTAATTTCCCTTTCGCAAATATGTCAGAAGATTACACAAAAATCTTTGAAGGTGTTAAATTAGCAGTTTGTCAAGGAATGGCAGATGACGAAATTGTAGCAGCACAAAAATCAAACTTATTCTTCGGTACTGACTTAGTTTCAGATGCTACAAGAATTAATATGATGGACATGGCTAACCTTGACGGTTCAGACAATATTAGAGTAGTAGCAAGATACTCTGGAGGTGTACAAGTAGGAGTTGGTGCTGACGTTGTATTGGTATCGTAATAAAACAAATAACGGGAGAGTGTAAAAGCTCTCCCTTAACTTAAAAAATAATAAACAATGAGTTGCACAGCACTTACTATCGGAAGGGGACTAGACTGTAATAGAATCAGTGGAGGAGTTAAGTACATATACTTCGGAGTTTATGATGAATTCGATGCTCCAATAAACACAACAGGAATAGTTCAGTCAGCAGGAGAAATAACTGACATTGAAATGGGAACAAATACTCTATATAGGTACACAATGCCTTTAGGAGTTGCTTCTGTTTCTGAAACAATAACAGGAAGTACAGAAAATGGTACAATTTTTTATGCACCAACTGTTAATGTAATACTAAATAAATTAACTAAAGAAGACCAAAATCAAATAAAACTTTTAGGACAAACTAAAGTAGTTATTTTTGCACAATTAAATGAGCAATTAACTAATGGACATGATGTCATAATCGGTTTAGGAGTTACAAATGGTATGTCTTTAAATGCAGGTACTATTGATAGCGGAGCTGCTTTTGGAGACCGTAACGGATACACTCTTACCTTTGACGGAATGGAGCCAATTCCTTTTCCAATGGTTGCTGACTATACAACAGACCCATTTGATAACGCAGCATTTAATTTAGGCACAATCATAACATCAGCTTAATTAGTAGTTTTCATATATTTCTTAGAGGAGAGTAGCTTAATAGTTACTCTTTTCTTTTTTAAAGCAAATAAATTCAATTAATTTCTATTATATAGTATGATACAAGCAATAACAGAGACTAATCTAACTACTTTCTTACAAACTGAAGATAATCGTATCAACACTTCAGTAGCTTCATCACAAATAAGACATTTAGTAAAGTTTACAAATGATATGGATAAGTCAGTACAATATGCTTACGGAACTACTGAGACTATATTTTCAAGATATACAGAGTTTACTTTTACATACAATGCTACTCCTGATGTTTATAATGGAGATATTAAATTCTTACCAGCTGGATATTGGAAGTATGAAGTTTACGAAGTTAGTTGGGTAGGTGCAGTATCAGTATC